ACCAGATTAGTAAATGCATCATCAAGAGTTGTTGTGTCAGTAGGATCAGGAGTTAAACCAGATGTGGCAAAATTAATAGTATAATTTGTACTAAATTTAACATCTTGTTCAACATATCTAGCGGCTACTAATATTAGTTGCTGTAATCTGCCATCAGTATAAGTTGGTGTGGCACTCAAATCATTAATTAAAACACGAGTCATAGTGGTCATTGTGTCTTGCCATGCCATAAATTAATCTCCAGATTGTATATTTATACATACACCTAACAAAAAAGGCCGGCCACTAGGGCCAGCCTCTTTTGGTTTAACATGCTTTGTAGATCACTATCAGATACTGCCGAGTAGTACTCTACGGTTATCAAGAACAGCGAAGCCCTGTTCGGCCCAACCATAGAAGCCTGCTCTCTTCTGACGATGAAGAGTATCGTCTTCGAAGATTTGAACTTCTTGACGAACTGGCATAATAAAGGAATCGCGTCTGCGAAGATCAAGACCTAGTACAACTTCTTCCTTACTTGTTGGTAGAGCACCAGTTAGGGTGTTTGTGTAGAAGGTTTGATATTGCTGACCAACACCAAGTTCGTCACGATCATGTAGATTGATGCCGAATACACGGTTTAGTGTACCATCACCAGCAACATAGATCTCACGACGAGTGATTTCATCTACCTGATCTAGACCCCAGTTACGAATATCTTCCATAGCTTCTGGAGAGATATAAAGATCAGTTAGCATACCACGATTCTGACTTGCAGAGTTACCACCGCCGTTACGACGCATAACGGTCTTCATTAGACTTACTAGACGCTTGGTGAATTGACCTTGTGTGGCATCGTTGTCATAAACAATGATGTTACGGTCAACGCCAGCGGCTAGTAGTGTGTGCCAGCCGTCATCGTTCATTTTCTTGACGAATTGGGCTTCGAGAACTTCCATAGCACGACCAACAACGTCCCAACGGGCATCGCGGGCATACTTTAGAAGATAATCGATACTAGCGCCAATGTCATAGGTTGGAACCATGACGTAATCGCCTTCAACATGACGCTCTGGAATATAGCCGTGATTAGGAATTGTGTAAGCCACAAAGTCCTTCTCTGTGCCAGGAGCAATAAAGTCTAATGGAAATTCTGGAGTAGCACTTTGGGCCAAAACGATTGGCTCGAAAATGTTATCTAGAATATTACCATTTAATAGACCCTTACGAAGGGGTAGTTCAAGAGCCTTTGCAAATTCTGCATTGGCAGCTAGAGCCTCTTCTTTATTTAAAGAGCCAGAACGAACAAGAAGATCTGTTAATTCTGGTGTTGGATTAAAAGACTGATTTGACATATTTTTCTCCCTTTTAATTACTGAATATTGATTGAGACTTTAGCGTAACCATCTGCATCTTTTTCACTGAGAAACATACCAATCTTAGCAACGCCTGCTGCTGTTGATGCGGAAATGTGACCATTTGCACCAACATAAGCAGGATCGCCAGCACTTGGTGAACCAGTGATCAAGTTTGTGGTAACTTGACCGATGCGAAGTACGGTTACTTTACCACCCTTTTGAACTTCATCTTTGTGCCAATTGATATGCTGTCTTGTTAGATCAAGATCAACAACATCATTTAGCAAAACACCTGCTGGTAGAGCGCCTGATGCTAATGAGACATATGCTACAACTGAAAGAGCATCGTCCATAGCAACGCCAGCACCACTTGTGACATAACTAACTACGCCACCACGGCCATCTGCGCCGGTTGTTGTGTTCATGAAATTTGAGATATCTGTTAATAGTTCGATACGATCTGGTTTTAGAGCCATTTTTATTCTCCCTTATTGAGTTTTTTACTAAGTCTGGTGCAAACAAAGTCAACTAAAGCGGCGCGGGTGGATTCGATAGCACTGTCATCTTCACCACCAACTGTTAGAGCAACTTCTGAGGTTTCTTCAACATTCTCAAGAACTTCAGTGATATCGGCCTCAACAGCTTCATCAGCCTTAGCTTCTTGATCTTTTTTCTTCTTGTTTTTGTCTAGCCAAGGTGGCATGCCTGCTGATAGCATTTCAGTCATACTTGCGAATGTTTCATCGTTTAATGACTCAAACTTCTCAACAATAGTATCTGCCTTTTCGCTATCAAAACCATAACTCATAAGAGTTGTTTTACGAGCCATCTTCTTTTCTTTGGCCATATAGCCAGCAATTACTTCTTCAGCAGCAGCAAGAGCGGCTTTTAGATTTTGATTTTCTTCTTTCTTTAGATCTTCATCTTCCTGAAGTTTCTTAGCAGCTTCTTGGTGTTCTACTACTAGAATTTCGTGAGCGGCCTTTAGAGCTTCTAGTTCGGTTTTTAGTTCAGTAATAGTTGTTTCAGCAGCCTGAGTTGCTTCTGTGCAATCGGCTACCACTGTTTCAACTACTTCTGTATTCTCATTACTCATAGTTTTATTCTCCGAATTACTATTTGACTGCGAATTATTTACACCTGATTCTGAAATATTGCTATTTTTTTCCAAATTGGTATTTTGAATGAATTTAAAATTATCCTTATTGAATATTATACTATCTGGATTTGCTGGTCTGTCCACAAAACCTTTACCAGAAAAAGTAATATTTCTTAAAACTCTTCCTATTTTATAATTTTCATGTTCACCCATTCCGCCATATGCTTTAAGATATTTAGTTAAATGAGCAGTACTAGCATCTCTTGGTAAAACTTTATAAGTTCCGTTAGTTTTATCAATTAAGCCATAATCAAAACCCTGGAAAAAACATTCCATACTAACATATTTTTTACCATTTTGTATATCATCAATAAGAGCTTGAGTTCTATCTTTTAGATCGGGACTAGTATATGCTTTATATATTACAGATCCTGTTAGGATATGATATTTTTCTGGTAAATTTTCTACTGGAGTATTTTCATCTATTAGTATACCATCCTCAGTGATTGGCCAGTTTGACACAATATGACCAACTATTGTGGCCTCATCATGTTCAAGATTAGTTGGTTTGTCTTCTGGAGAATGTCTTGCTTTCCATACTTCATCCTTATCAAATATATCATCATTTTTATTCCAACTACTACTCACAAGAATTGATTGAGTATAGTAAAGATCGCTATCTTGCACAGATGCTAATGATTTGTGAAAAAGTCCTGAAATTATGGACTCTTTAGAGCATGGTGTTAGTGCAGATGCGTAGGATATGCTGGAGTTGGCCTTAATTTTTTCTTCAAGACCATCTTCAATTTCTGACGGAAATAGTTGCATAATTAACTCCATTTGTATAGTTTATTCATACACCGCAGAATAAAAAGTAGCCTTAATAAGTTTGGTTTCTTCCGAAGTCAATTGTCTATTGAGAAGATTTGAGGTTTGTTTTAGCCAATTTTGATATGATTGATACATTAATTTAATATTATCATCAGTATGGATACTACTTAAAGACTTAATTAATAAATCTTCTGTAATATTTTCTTGCGGCTTGAGACTGAATAATAGTTTAGTCTTAATATTTTCGATATCTTTACTTTCACTAGCAGATAATTTTCTTAAATTATTTTTATCATAGAAAGCTAATAGATGAGGATTCATAATTTCATTAATTTTATCCTCAGTCTCATTTGCCCAAATTGCTATTGATGCTCCTGTGCGTGGCTTAAAATCTTTTGATTTTCTTTTTTCGCTATCTTTTACTGTTTTAGGGCGACCTTGACCAGGAACTCCTGTTGGAGTTGAAGATTCACCACCACCAAAACCGCCAATCTTTGGTGCTGCTGGAAATTGAGCTTTCATTTCCAAAGCATTCAATTCACCGCGCTTCTTTGCTTCTAACTCTAATCCAACTTGACTTGGTGCGGCAATTCCTAAGTGTAGTGCCATTTTCTTTAGATTATTCTCGAAATTACCGCCATCAAAATATGGACCAGCTTTTGGACTCATTCTATCACTATCTCTTTCTCTACTTTCTCTATTAATCCTATACTTTTCCATATTAGGATCGATACCAAATCTCATCTGCAATAATTCATCACTAATAACATTACGATCTGCTAATTGAATTAGTAATGCCTTTTCAGCATCTTCATTACTAAGATCCATTCTGTCGAATTCAATTTTAGCAGGATATTTGAATCCCATAGCCTTTTGGACAATCTCTAATTCTTTTTCCCAAAATGCAGTTAAAACATCTCTGCCATATTGTAGTCTTTGTGTTAGTGTTTTAAGACTAATAAAATTATTGGTAGTACCAGCAGCACCAAAAGTTCCTGTTAATGTTGGTGGGATACCAAGACCAGCATATACAGCATTAAGATGTGGCTTATATTTTTCTTCACCCAAAAAATTATGTACATTAGAGCTAGATTCTACTAGTTCAATATCTGGTCCCCAAACAAGATCCATAGTACCAGCGCCAACATTATTACCTAATATTGCTGCTAATTTAGATGCTGCTGCTTTAGTAGGAGCAATCTTATGTTCTAGACTACCAAGTTTAAAAATACGAATATTTGATACTGCACCATCTAATGCGCAAATATCTGCAAGTTTTAATTTCTCTAATACTGTGATATCATCCATGATTGCATAAATCATTGGATATGCCCAAATCTGCCAATCATCTTTTTTATAATGACAAACAATAGTTTTTTCTGGATTAAGAATATATGGCTTGCGGGTGGCGGCTGCTTCCATTATGTCTTGTGGAAGTTGAGCAATAACAGCTTTTTCAGCATCGCTCTTTGGACTATTAATTAATTTACGAAGATGGCTTGGTAGCAGAACACCATAAATTTTTTGACTAGCAAAAGAACTTAATGAGCCACCAAGCACATCAACATAAACAGGATCTATAAATGTGTATCTCCAAGGTATTTCTCTTCTTGCAACTTCAATCTCCTCAGCGCTTGGATCTGGAATATCCACTTCTGCTGTTACCTTATACATTTTATCAATAATTTTATTATTTAATTTTGCAGTCTGTTTGTTGATGACTACATTACCAGTTCTATAGAGATTATTTAAAAATCTTTCACTACGATCTTTACCATTAATTTTCTTGAACCATGCTCTATAAAATCTTTCTGTTCTTTTATTTGGGTGGACAATAGTGATTCCCTGACTAGCAAAATCGCCCATAAGATCGATAACATTTTTAACTAAACCGACTCTTTGATAAACCAGATCAGCACGTCTAATAATATCCTTTATTCTTGTAGGAGTAGCTTCTTCTGGTCTAAAAGCATCATAATCACTTTTAGTTAATCCTGGGCGACCACTAACATTGGTATCAAGATTAGAAAAGTCAATACGACTTCTTCTGGCTACAGTTTTTTCAATACCATTAAATTCTGCAAGAGATTCCGATGACACTCTTAGTGCATCTTGTTTACTGGCCAAATCATCACCCCATGTGACATATGCTTGTTCGCCAGTTAATTTTTCGCTTTCAATAGCCTCACTCTTTGGATATTTTTTAGCCATAATTTTATAATACTACCATAATGATATTGTAATGTGATTAAAAATTAATACACCATTAGTCTCTATAAATTCCAGTATAAATACCATCTTCGTTAGCAGCACTTGTAAACCACTCCGGACCTTTATAAAATTGGCCCTTTGTAGTTCGTACAATATTTTTGGTATTTCCACCTATTAGATTATAGTCTGGACCAGCTAAAACTCTAGTCATTTGTCTTGTTAACATATTGGCTATAATTAAAGCGCTATATCGGTCTTTTCGTAATCTTCCTCGTTTACCATTTGGTGTTTTAATTTCTGGAGTATCCCATCTATCTCTTGAATTGGATCCGCCTCCAGTATGAGTCATAACAATAGTAGTTAATTCATTTTTTAGTTCTTCTATTTCTAAAATACATTCGCTTAAACTATCATATAGTGGATTTAAATCAGCTGTCATAATATCTTTACCTTCTGCTTCCAATGTTAATCCAAGAGTTAGATTATCAAAACGTGGAAATAATAATACTTTATCTTCAAGATCTTTTCTTAAACCATGATTAGCTTGTGCTGTCCAGTCTGCTCTTGCGAATTGAACTAATTCTAGAATATGCAATCCTTGTTGATGATCTGTATCCTTAGTTTTATCTAGTTCAATAACTGGCCATATTAACTGCTCATTATTTTTTAATTTTGCTGGATCATGTAATGCTTCTTCAATAGCAATACCACCTCCCTGAGCATCCATTCCAATACGCGCTGGTGGAAAAGTTTCCATTAAAGATCTAATTTTTCTTGCACAAAAACTATAGAAGTCATGATCCTCAACTAGCCCTGTCTTTTGTCTTTCTTTAAAATTACTTCTATTAGTAGTCCAACAATAAACTACTCTAGCATGATCGCCATTTAATTCTAATATCACAATACTAAAATTATCTTGTTCACTTGCAGGGTCAACACCATATACATATTGTTTTAACGAATCTCCTTTAATTCTAGCATCAAATACAACTTTGCCAATTGATGGAACAATTATATCTTTCTGATCGTCAGTCACACAACTTTCAATCAAACTTCTTTTAAAGAAACCATCACTATCTTCGGTAAAACAAGCTGCATATTCCATATTATATATACCAGTGTGAATTGTAGCCTTAGCTCTAGAGACCTGTTTATCATCCATGAATCCCTTTGGAATTAATTCATATGGCATTCTAATAATACTATAATCTTTCCAATTAAAACTTTCAGGAACTTCACCTTTAAAAATTTCTTCTAGTTTATATCGATCTCCTTTGCTATTAATAATATCCTTATATCTATTCCAATATTGTGCAAAGTGTTTGAATGCGTAATCTGCTGTCCCAGCTATTATAGCC